ACGTTTCTAGATCTACCGATAGGAGTTCTAATGATGAGTTTATACAAGTTAAAAACATTTTCAAAAGAGCCAAGATCCGTGATGACATGTTGAATGTTGTCACAGGTTTTGAGGACTATACAATCGTAGGTGATGGAAGGCCAGAACAAGTAGCACAGAAATTATACGGAGATCCTAGATTTGATTGGGTTGTATTGATAGCAAATAATATTACAAAGGTAAGAGATCAATGGCCTCTCACCGAAAATGATTTTAGAAATTTTCTTTTTGATAAGTATGGTAGTGAAGAGAAATTAGCAGAGATACATCACTATGAAACTAAAAAATTAGTAGATGATAATAATAGATTGGTAGTGCCAAGAGGACTAAGAGTTGATTCTAATTTCAATATGAAATATTTGGAGAGAAATACACTAAGACAAACAACAGTATCATACAGTGGTGTGCCCCTAAACAATACGTCAACAATTGACAGTGCTGGAACTGTAAGAGATGCCAATGGTAATACTATTATACATGAGAATATATTCCCAGTATCAAACTACATGTACGAATTAGATATAAACGATGCCAAAAGAAGAATACAAGTCGTAAGACCAGCATTTCTAGATCGTGTTGTATCAGATATGGAAGATGTGATGAAGTATAAGAAATCATCACAATATATTAATAAGAGACTTAAAAATGCAGACAACCCCAGACTAAGGGGAGGCTAAAAAAAAAGGGGTCGTGAGACCCCTTTCTTATTGTTTACTCTTCAGCGAGTTTCTGGAAGTAACTTAGTGCGTCATCTTCCTCTTCATCCGTGGCAGATGTTGTAGCAGCACTTGCGAGATTAGCAAGTTCTTCATCTACAGTAGCACCTTTACCTTCACTCACATCTTCAAGATCTTCGTCAGCAACTCTGCGTGTAGGTGTAACTACTTGTTTAGTTCCAAGAACTGTGTCTAAACGTGACTTGAGTTGTTCATATGTCTTGAACTGATCAGGGGCAGTAAATTCACTGAGGTCATAGATCTTGTCATAGATCTTCTCTAACTCAGCATCATCATCTAAAAGTGCCTCTGTCTTTCCGAACTCTGAACTATCGTAGTTCCAGAATCCAGCAACCTGTTTGATCTTCAACTTGAAGTTAGCACCTTGCCAAAAATCAAATGGATTGATTGCTTCTTCATCATCGAACTCAGGTTGCATTGCAGCAGTGATCTTATCAAAGATCTTCTTACCAAACTTGTAAAGTTTTACTTGTCCTTCGTTCTCAGGATTAGTAGAATCTTTTACAACATAGACGTTTGCATAGTAAGAAAGCTTACGCTTTTGTTTACGAGCAATATCTTTGTCTGATTCTCTACCACTGTTCCAGAGACTTCTATTGAGTTCTCCTACAGGATCATCCTTACCAATAGTGGTTAAACTATTCTCAATATACCAACCGCCTGTTCCTTGGAAAGCGTGACTCCAAACTTGAGTCCATGGCAGTTCACAATTAGCATGTGCAGGGAGGAATCGAATAACTGCGTATCCGTTACCCGCTTTATCTACAGCTGGTTTCCAAAGACGTTCATCAGTATTATTACCCTTCTCATTTAGTTTCTCAACTTTCTTCATTAACCTTTCGGTTAAAGAACCTGAGCGGGACTGTTTCTTTAATGCAGCAAATGACATTAGTATTCTCCGTATTTTTGTATTGTTGGATTGTTTGTATTATATCAGATAATTATGTATTAGTCAATCAGGTAGATTGCTTTCTAAATTATCTAAAGTTACGGTTAGTGTATCAAAAAATTCTGAGATATTTTGATTCGGTTGTAAACCTAGAAATCTAGCAGATTCTAGAATCTGTTCTTTCATTTCAATAGCATCTTCGTCGTCCTTCTCTAGTGACAATCTGAACATAAAGTTCTTTTGCTTTTCAAGAAGTTGTCTCATCTTGCTAATATGTAAAAGTCCCTCTTCTGGTGTTTGAGGGTTTCTCATACCATTAACAGCAAGACCTGTCATTATATCTTCTTGCAACTCCTGTATCTCTGCCATGGCAGCCCTTACTGGAGCAGACTTGAAAAATTCACTCATTGTGCGACTTTAATACATTACTATTTATATTTTTTTGATAACCATTTAGGTATATACACTAGTGATAACACGCCTCCCCACCAAATTGCAAGTGCGAGTATGTACACGTTTCTGGCTGGTCCTATGACAATCCCTAGAGTTACTAAAGATAACCATATCCAATCAAGAGTTGAGTGAAATTTTCTAAATCCACTTCCAAATCTTGCGATCAATGCTTCTCTACGTCTTGCAAACCAAGGCGATACATGCCTCATGATTACAAAACCTTCATTGAGAACCATTACTGTAAATCCTATCCAAAATATCATATCGGCAATTTAGATTTAGAAGTTCTTTTAAGATAATTTAGTTCAGTTGCTTCTGCCTTTAACTTATCTTTGAGTGGTTTCGCTATCAATTTACCTACAGACTCAAACTCTATATTATTATCTTCACAATAACTTATTATTGCTTCAATATAATTAAGTTCAGAGTTAAGTACAAGTTGTTCAACATCGCTTGTAAACTTAGTCTGATCAAGAAATTTCTCTTTTATGAGATCATTAACCTCTTTCTCCATACTCTCCGAGCTTGTGGGTGACGAATTCTTTAATATACTTGGTAAGAAGTTTAATATACTCACCTTTGTTTCGTTTTTCATAAACTTTCACATCTCCATTATCAGCAACCATTAAGGTTACAATCTTCTTAACAGGTGTGCCTGTCATCTCAAAATACATGCAGGCGTAAGCAGTTTCTTGTACGAAGTAGTTTTCCAACCACTTCTCTGGTTTAATCTTTTTAGATGTTTTGAAGTCAATTATTGCCAACTCTCCGTTATATTCGGCGATACAATCAACTCTTCCAGCAATACCGAAATACTCACTATATAGGGGTTTTTCTAAACAATGAATATTATCTATATTATTTAAAGATTCTCTTGCAGCAATCCACCTAGCTTTGGTAGTTGGTAATACGTTCTTCAAAGAATTAATATCTTCATTTAAAAGATACTTTTCAACCAAATCATGAAACTTAGTGCCCCTATCAGTAGCAACTTTTGTTATTTTGTTTGCTTGTTCCTCACCTACTTTCTGTCTCCAGTTCTTGAATATCTGACGATTATAGAAACTAGTTACGGAAGTAATAGAAGGAGCCTTCTTTCCACTCGGAAGAGTGTAGTATCTGACTCCATCTATAGTATTGGCTTCTAACTCAAAATCACCAAGTTTATTCAAGTGGGTAAACATTATAAAGACAAAGCGAGTTTAGTAACCAAGTAGTTTCTTACTAGACCTGAGCGAACAATGTCATCTAAACCAAATTCAATTACACCAAAATCATCTTCCATGATTTCAATGATACGTTTAAAGTCTAAGATGCCATTCTTCTCATTGGATTTTGTAAGATCCGTTTGAGTAGAGTCTCCGCAAAATATTATCTTACAGTTATCTCCTACTCTTGTTATTATACTATCTAATTCATGAAAATTCAAGTTTTGCATCTCATCTACTAACACAATGCAATTATCAAGTGTTGTTCCCCTGATAAATGATGTGCTCCAGAATGAAATAGTTTCTTGTGCTTTCAGATTACCGTATAACATTTCAAAGTCGTTGTCTGAGGGCATCTCAAACATATACTTTACCATATTCTTATAAGGAATCTGGTAGAGTGATGACTTATCTTCATGGTCTCCAGGCAGGAAACCAATCTCTCTCGTAGACACTAGTGATCTGACGATATACACCTTATCATATGGCGTCATTTCATCCAGAACATCTTTGAGTGCTAAGTATAAACTGATGAATGTCTTACCAGTTCCAGCAGCACCATATGCAAACATGTTCTTTCCCTTTGCATAGTGATCATACAATACTTTTTGGTTATCTGTGATGGGTTCTACATCAACCAGCATACCATTGTTAATAGGTCTTTTGCGACGCATCTGTTTAGCAGTCATACCTACGCCTACAGTTTTGTTAGTATTCCTTCTTTTTTTAGTTGACATTAATACCTCTGTTGGCTAAACGACCTTTTACCCCAGCAGTTTTCTCAGATTTTTTGAGAATCTCACTCCAGCCTGGATGTTTGTTGTTGAGTTTATCTCTCCACTCTCCAACCTCTCCTACGCCTGGCACTGTGGATGGATCTGAATAATCCCTTGACCAATCAGGGTTATCCTCTTTCCATTTATCCCACTCCATGATACTCATTACAACCTCTTTCTGTTCACCAGTTTTTGTGTTGACTACAGGGTATGTCGCCATTAAGTTTCCTCTCCGTGAAGTTCTTTTTTAATTTGTTTTTGGATTTCTACTACACCATTTCTCCATTCTAATGCTTCAGAAACGATTGGAAACTGTTCTATGAATACAGTTTTACATGCTTGTGCAAT